CTAATGAAACAGTTTGGAGGTTACTAACTTTAATGACTTGAAAAGTGATCCTCTTTGACTTTAACCCATGCCATGGCATTGCCGTTGTGAGGAATACGCCAAATCACACATTCTTCACCCCAATGTTGTGCAATATTATAGGCATGATTGATATCAGTGGCCCAATCACATCCATTAGGATCAAACTTAGTCCAAGCAGTAGGCTGTACTGCAAAAGTTGCGGTAGACATCAGAAATCGCAGTTAGACTTCAGAAAAGAGTTAAAAGTTTTATCTTCATCTTCTTCATCTTTCAATTCTGGAATGTTAAGATCAAAGATCTCTCCTTGCATATCCTGAATCTCAGACCACATCTCTTCAAACATAAGAATCAAGCTGTGTTACACTATAGGAACAGTTTGGAGGTTACTAACTTTAATTAGTGACAATCCCAATGAGAAACTTCTTCAGATTCGATAGTATAAAGTTGACGAACAATTTTCTCAAGATCAGTTATAGTATCACGCATTGCAGATTTAGAATAACCAGTTGCGAAAGGATAGGTCTTTTCATAATCATCAAGAGAGCTATCAACATTATCACAAACGTTCACAGCATTTTGAAGCCTGTTGATAATGAACTTCAGTTCTTTTTCGATTTGCATGATTAAAACTCCTGTTGATGTGGACGATAGTTCATAAGATAAGTTAGACAATTATCAGCCTTACGTTGTTCTTTTTCTTGTAGATCTTTGGTATATGGTTTGTCATACTTTTCAACCTCACGAAGCAACTGTAACCGAAAAAAGGTGAACTCATCATCCGCAAATACAGTGCGGGGATCAATGTAGTTTTCCATGTGATTTGATTACAGTGGTTATATCAACGACGGACGAGAATATCAGCTTCATCGGCAATGTCACACATGTGACCATAAGCATCAAGTGACACATACACTTCCTTGTTATCAGAAATACGAAGCAACTTGATGTAGGGTTCAAACATCTCATGGATACGCTTTGAACCAGTTACCATATAAACTTCACCGTCAGGATCCATAACATGAACTCCGATGATTTGATCCATAATGTCAGTCCACTTCATGAGATTTCGTCGGTTACACTACAGAGACAGTTTCGAGGTTACTAACTTTTTTTCTTTGATTTTTTCATCTTCTCAATATATTTTTTTGCTGACTCTAGATTCCTACAATATTTCACCACACTTCCATGATATATGATTGCTAACTGTGTCCTACTACCAATAACAGGAACAGCAGCAATCATATCCTGATCATTCCAATTCTTGCCAACAATAAACCCAGGTACACCTGGCTTAGGCTCTAGAATGGTAGGGTTATCATATTGAAGGTAATTCATCGACGGATCACACTCACAGCGGGTTCACCTTTGCCGAAGGTGGTGTCAACAACTGCCTGAATACTCTTGGCAGTACTGATACCCACCTTGTCATAGACAGGGACGCAAACTAGACCGAACTTCTTGGACTTGTCACCCAGACGAATCACACGACCAATAGTTTGGCTGATTCCAATGTAATCCATGTTACGCATGAACAACACAGCTTCCAGTCCACTCACGTTGATACCTTCGGACAGAATAGAGTGATGAAGAACAACAAACTTCTTCTCGGGATCCTTACCCCAACCGTTCAGAGTCTCAAAGAACACCTCACGATTCACTTTCTTCCCATCAATAATGGCACCAGTCTTGCTAGTGATATACATGCAAGAATAACCACGCATTTGCAGTTGTTGAGTGAAGTCAGACTCCCCAATCAGCTTGATGATTTGTTTAGTCGAACGAGCACAAATCAGAATCTTGTTGAGACTATTCTCATCAATAGTTTCCAACATATTACTGGCATCACGTTCGGCAATCATCTGCTTGTCCTGTACCATCTCCAGTTGCTTGACAACAATTTTAGGAGGAAGAATGTAACCCTCTTCAACCATCCGAGTTGCAGGAACTTGAGCAATAACCTGACCATAAACCTCAGGAAGATTCATCCCAGGTTTAGAGATCGACAGACTATGCTTGGGAGTTGCTGTGAAGAAGTAACAACGATCTGCCTCATGAGAAAAATACTCAGTTGCAGGAAAGAAGTGACGTTGAACACTATTGTGTGCCTCGTCAAAGTAGATCGTATTCACCTCAATGTCAGCTTCCTGAACACGATGAAGAGAATGATATGTGGTAAAGATGATAACATTCTCACCAGCAGTACGTGCAGTGTTAGCGAACAATGCGATCGTTTCGGGATTAGTCCCACTAGCATGATGAGTCTCACCACTATGCACGTGAAGTACATGTGTGTGAGTAGTATCAATCAACTCAAGAAACTCAGAACACAACTGTTCTGCAAGAAGAATACGAGGAGCAACCACAACAATGGTGGATCCATTATCAATATATTTCTGATTCTTTATAATATCCATGATCATGCACAGAGTCTTCCCTCCACCAGTAGGCACAATAATTTGACCTTTATCATAAATCAACATACGATCAAGAATATCCTGTTGATGGGAACGAAGGTTGATCATCAATTTACTTTCTATACTATAAGAACACTTTGCGGGTTACTAACTTGAATACCGACCAGAATTGAAGTTAGCATATGCAAACTCATGGCGATTGACCAATTTCACACTACCATAAGTCTCAGAATGGAAGACAAAACCTTCACCAGAAGTCATATCTCCATTCGGAAGATAACACATTGGTGAGTCACTGACAATAAAGTCTTCCATCAAGTCTTCCTTGATTTCAATTACCATCTGATACAGATTGGCAAGATGTTGACAACCAAGAATGTCGGTGAGAGTACCATCATCGAGATCATAACCAGCTTTGATGATAGAATTGATACAAATCTTAGCTTCTTCGGCTTCTTTCTTGGTCAGAAAGTTGATAAAGTTAGGATTCACCTTTGGTGTAGATTGTCCACGATAGATACGATCAACAGAAGGTTGTACCCATTTGATCATATCAGTATCTACAAATACTTCCTCTAGAGGAACACAAACTGCATCACACATTTTATCCTCAACATACACTTGAGTGTGGGGTGCGATGACCAGTTGTTGAGAAATTACATCAGAAAACACATAGGTGAGAGTATTTTGAGTAAGCACATCGGTCCTACCAAAACCCAACCAATCTCCCCAGTAGATATTATCAGTTTTGGGAAGATACTTCAAACAATAATATAGAATCTCTGCAACTTCTTCTTGGTGTCCAAAATGGGTATCAATATCGTCTGAAGTATAACAGAGACGAACTTTCTTCTTATTGAATGCAGATTTGGTACAAACAAAAAACCTACCATTGGCAGGGTTAGTACCCCACACCAACGACATACCATCCATCTTCATGGTAATGTATGCCTGATCATAGAGAAGATTCAAGACACTAAGATCACCAGTGAGAATGCAATCTTCGGGGTGGGAAATATGAGTGAGGGGCATAACAATCAGGATCTAGTAATAGGACACTTTGGAGGTTACTAACTTTAATTGATGAGATGTATGCTCTCAATGTGTGAGGCAGGAGAAGATTTACAATAGAACTGTATATCTTTCTTATGTCTAGTTCTAGCCACCACACTCTTTAGTGCTGAGTATTTGATACCATTTTCACGTCCCCATTTAGATAACTGGCAACATTCTACCACATCACCGTTTCTAAACTTAATTCTATATTTCTTTGCATTAGCATTATTATTCAGACCTTGTAGTCTGAATTGTTCTTTATCTGAGTGAACGTTGATACGTCCTAACACCCAACCATCAGGTATTTCGTCTTTAAATACCATCTTATGGTCTAGTCCATTATTTACCCACACAGACCCACGAACATAAGACACACGGGAGTCATATACAGGTGTTAGTTCTTCTTCAGTCAGTGTAATTACTGACGGTCCATCACATTCAAACACGCGATTAAGACCTTCACAGTTCCAATCCATTCTTCTATTTGCGGGGGGTAATTATATTTATACCATAGAATGGGTCTTACGTCAACCTACGCCCCCGCATGTTGACTGCCCAATATAGGGGACACTTTGGAGGTTACTAACTTTCTACCTCTTCAAAGTTCCTTCCTGCTTGAGAGGGACCAACCCACACTTTACCCTCTTCTTTCCACTTTTCAACAAAAGCACGACGGAGTTGAGTAAGTTCATCATACCGTTCTTGCTGTTCGCGAGTATAGTAAAAGTTCTGTACTTTCCAAGTTTTGCGGAGATCTTGAAGTTCGCGAAGAATCTGAGAAGAACCGTTTGACATTGTTTGATTCAAATT